GTGTTGCCTGTGTGCTTTTCCCATTTAACCCACTCAGGCGGTGCGGCAACATACGTTGCCTGCACGCCGTCGTTGTATTCAATTGTTATTGGTAACTTCATTTTGTCTCCCGATTGTTAGATTTTAACTAAATGTTTCGCTTGGATTGTTAACCACAACAAATGATAGCGATACTGTCTGTGCGTCGGGTGCTGACCCGCCGATTGACGGCACTACTGGCATGACGTTGCATGTGAAAACTGCGCCTGTTGCAGCGGTCAATGAAACCGCCAACGTTGTGTTTGGTGCTGATTCCCACGCTGTCCATAGTGCTTCGCATAGTGAACCTGTTGCGCCCCAGTCTGCAAGCATTTCAACGTCTAGTGTCCACTGATCGTCAATGTGCTTGTAAGCCTTGCCGTCAAGTGTTTGGTAAGTCTCAACTGTTGGTGAATTGCTTAGAACCGCACTGGTCGCCTGTGCGTCGTAGTTTGTGGAAGCGATCGTCAAGACTAAATCGCGACCCGTGATGATCGTTGTTGGCACGTTGTCTCCTTATGTTGTTTGTGTGTAGTACGTCGAAACGTTTATGTCAGCAACCAGCATTGGACTTTGGCCCACTTCCAACACTGTCGGCTTTTCAACAACGCCAACAACGTATCCCGCAGGCATTGCCGCGAGAATTCCTATGACTAGTTTTTCCAGGTTGTCTAGTGAACCTGCGTTGCTATTTGAAGCAACAATGGCAGAAATAGCAAAATTTAATTTGACCTGTGTTTTTGCCTTGCCTATCAAAACAACTTCCATGTAGGGCGAACCAGGCAAAATCGCAATGGCTGGTGGCAATGGCGTCTCAGGCACGCTGGAATAACTGGTTGCCGCTAGACCACTAAAGGCTGTTGCTAGGGCTGCGCGAGTGTCGGCAACTGAATTGGCTGGCATTACTGCACAACCGTTTCAACGTCTAAGTAAGGCATAAGCAAGGTTGACACGCGATTGGTCAAACTGCGTCCCATTCTGTATGGCGTTGACGCAAAATCTACGCCCTGAATTTCGCCACCAGCTGCAATTCGTGATTGAAAAACTTCAGTGCAAACCGCAAGAATTGCTGATTCAATTGCGGGTGTGTTTGCATAAATGTCGGCTGCAGAATAGCCCGAAAGTGTTGCCGTGCCTGTTGGGATTATTTCGCGAAGCGTGACGTTGGCATTTGTAATAGCAGCCGTAAATCGGTATTCGTGAACGTCAACAACTGTGACGGTTGCTGAAAACGGTGCTGGAAGACCTGTCACAATGACTGATTGACCAGCAACAAAATGGTGAGCGCGCTGGGTGTAATAAGTTGCAACATTGTCGGTCAACTTGTAAGCGTTAACGGCTGAAGTATTTGCAACTAACATTGGCAAAATTACCGCTTCACTAGTGTTGATTATTTCGTCCAAATAACTGTCACTGTATAAGGAAACGGACACACCAAGCACCGTGCGCAATTGACTTGCTGTTACAACACTTGGCATGTCCGTTCCTTTCGATCTGCTGCGCTACGTTCGGGAGTGACCGTAGCGCATGACTAGTTTGGCTTACGCCTTGTTATTCTTGAACGCGCCTGCAGCAATCTTTGTTGCCAACGCACCGAATGAATAAATACCCACGGTGATTGAACCGTCGGCTGTTGACTCAGCACGCAATTGGTACTGTGTTCCTTCATACCATGTGTAGGCGTCAGGGTTAACGACTAGGAGTGTTCCGTCGCCGTCGCCGCCGTTTGTTGGGTCAACGTATAGGTTCAAGCCCGCAACGTTTCCAGTTAGGCTGGTTGGCACTGCAACACCTGGTTGGTTCATAGGATTTGAAACCTGTGAATAAATTGGACGACCATTGTCGTTCAATGTCATAAGGTTTGCCCACTGACCTGTTGACGCAATTAGGTTGCGTGCAAATGGATTTGCAAGACCTGCAGTTGCACCATAAACGCTTGCTGAACCGCGAGAAATAATTCCTAGCAATTCGCTTGCAGTTGGGTATGTTGCAACTGTTGTTCCGTCAAGTGTTGCACCTGAAATTAGGAGACCATTGACGTAAGCGTTTTGTGCCTTAGCCATTGCCGCGCCCATGTTGCGAAGTAATTCATCATAAAATAACGGCGAAGTTCTGGTGAGAAGTTCTACGGAGAATTTCTGTTGTCCCGCAAACTTCTTGACGTCCACTGATAAGAACGCAGAATTTTGGTCTGTATCAGAAAACGCTGCGTCTTCCGCTGTGACTGCAACTGTTGGCATTTGTGTGATCTTTGGAATTTCAAATGTCATTCCAGCGTCAGGCAATGCACCGCTAGAAATAGCGTCAATGCTTGGGCGAATTCTTGTGCCTAATCCGTTGATAACTTCAGTCAACTGACGTGTAGGCACTAAACCTGCGTTGTCTGTTGTGTTATCAGCTGCTAGAACGTACTGGCGCGCTGACTCATCACCTGTTGCAGCGAGAACCTTGTTTTCAAGATACTTTGCAGCAGTGATTTCAATGCGTGGTGTTGATTTCCAACCACCAACTGCGTTTGCAGTTGCGGTGATTGACTGGGCGGCTTCAACCGTTTCGGCGGTTGCAGCGTCTTTGACGGTGTCTTCCACTTCGTCTTCTCCTTCTGTTGGTTGTGGTGCTTCAGGTTCAATTGTTGAATCTGAAATTTGTTCTTCCTCTGTCGCTGCGACTGACTCAACGCGTGCTGATCGAATAGCAGGTTCCGAAGTTAATGCAACGGCTGTCAATTCACCCGCAAGAATTCGCACGGTTCCGTCTTTGAGTGTTTCGTATTCATCAAATGAAACTTCAACGCTAAAACCGTCGCGCAAACCTTCAGCCGCTTCAACTAACGCGTCATTGCCTGCAGTTGTTGCAGCAATTTTAAACGTTGCCGTCATGTTTTGATCGTTGCTGTCAATGCTTAAAGTTTTTCCAATTCTGCGTGAACGATCATGTTCCAAATTAAGCAAAACTGGTGTTGGCTTAATTGAACCTTTTGCAAATTGCACTTTGCCAATTGAAGCGTTACCAGTTTCCTCAAATGTCACAATTGTTCCAGTGATTGTGCGACTGTTGGAATCAGCAGCGGTTATTTGAAACGGTGTAGTCACTTTTTTCATAGCAGCATGTCTTCTTCCTCGCGTATTTCATCAATTGACATTGCGCCAATTCGATTTAAGATTTCATAAACTTGCGCGCGCTCATAAGGATTGCCACGCAAGAAATCATCTAGGTCAAACGAAACTTTGTTGCCCGCTGGTTTAAAATCCGCGAAAGATAACCTTTGTTCAATAATTGACATGTAATTTCTGAAAGCAAAATCCACCAGGTCGCGCCTTTTGTCTAAGGCGTTGGAGTATGTAAAACTGGATTGTTGTGAATCTGTGAAATACGCTGGCAAACCGCACGCACGCGCCAATTCAAGCGAAACATAATTTCGCGCTTCATTCAGCTGCAAATTCTTTGGGTCATAACCAATTGTTTCCAAACTTACGTCAGCGTTAAGAAATGCCGTTGATTTGCTTGCGCGAGCAGTACGCCACGACGTGAGCAACTTTGAAATTCTGTCGGCTGGCAATGATGTGCCATTAGATTTCAAAACCATTTGTGGAATTGGCTCATTTGCAAAATTCATTGCTGCGCGTTCCAACGCTGCCGCTGCTCTGATCGTACGACCTGCGCGGCTCAGCAAACCTTCTTGCGTACCTTGAAAAACAACCAAATTGGACGGGTCAACAAATGAACCGTCAATTTGATACGACACAATTTCAAAACCCATGCCGTTGGTTGTAATTGTTACGCGCTCAGGTGCAATTCTTTCCATTGCGCGGATTTTGCCCGTGTCTGCATAACGTTCCATAACGTATGCATAAGCGTTTGGAAAGAAAAATAAATCAGAAATAATCCATGCCCAAAATGTTGTCCCTGGAATTCGTGGGTCAGGTTGATTGATTACGCGCGGCTGTGAAACCTTTTCGCCTGTTGCTTCATTGCGCGTGTGCATTGGTAATGAACCAATTGTTTGAATAATGCCTAAAGCGCGTGCGCATGTTGGCACGCTCATTGCTTCAGCGCGTGAGGCAGTTACTATCCCGCCGAATAGAAATAGATTTCCTACTTCACTGTAATACGGCGCGATAGCAGCTGCGTCCACTTGCGCGGCTTCGACTGTGACGGCAGGCGCAGCCTTGCGAATAAATAGATCAGAAAATGCCATGCCCGAATTGTGTCAGGCTTATACGATCAACCCACCATGATGTCAAGATCATTCTCTGGGCGTGTCGCAAAATGTGTCACTAGGGCAGTTGCCACCGCGCCACAAACAACCGCCTGACTTGCACGGCGTCCAATAACCCAACCGCCGTCACCGCGACGCAATTGCACCGCTGAAAGCATTTCTTCAGTCAACTGGGATTGTCCACGGTGTTTCAACCGACCAGAATTGATTGCGCTCAACATTTCGTCACACGCCTGCGGATACACCGTGTCCATGTCGAAAACGGCAATGCCAGCGGGCGCGAGGCGCGCGGCAACTGCACCGCTAGTTTTTCGGCTGTACAAAACGTACTGGGTTTCATACTTGCGGGCATAATCTGCCAGGTCATTGGCGATTGCCTTATCGTCCAATTGCAAGTCATTTGACCAGGTGTGCAGTAATTTGACCACAAATTCCTCACCGCCTAATTTTTGCGCCCCAACAAGTGAAGCAAATTTTCTACACGGTGAAAGATCAATTGCTAACCACGTCAATTTTTCTAGGTCAAGGTCAGCTGATTTGTCCATGCAATTGCCCCAACTGGCAGCGTCCACGGCTGAAGAAATCGCCACTACCCAACGGCACAACACTTCAGTCATAACAACGTCAGCTGGGTCATTTAAAACTGACTTAATGTTATCGGGGTGAATCGTTATGCCCATTGCTGGGTTTGCGTACCGTGCGTTTTCCACGCTAATTTCGTCAGTCGGTGCTGACCATTCAAAATACCCAATTTCATCATCTGCCCCTGCAATGCGAGCCAACGCGCGGTTGCGAAAATCGTTCAGCACAACGCTTGAATGATCGCCCGCGTTTGTGTACGCCATAACAAGCGGATTTGAAGCAGCCATAAGGGTGTAGCGCAATGAGGCAAACGATTCAATGTCGGTCATTTCGCGCAATTCGTCCAGGTGAATGGTGGACGGGCGGGAAACACCACGGGCAGCCGAACCACCAGCACGCACAATAAACCGCGTGCCTTTTAAAGTTTCGATTTCCTCACCGCCATGTTGCCAGCGGATTTTCTTGACCTGTTTTCTTAGGTTGTCACTGCCTTCAATGATTTGCACCATTGATCGAAACTGCTCCAGTGATGTGGACAAGCGGTGAGCCGAACCAATTTGCAACGGTTCGTCCCATAGGAACAAACCACCCAAAATTCTAATTTGCTGTAAAAATGACTTGCCGTTTTGACGGGCAACCACAATGCAATTGATAGGCGACGCCCAGCGTCCGTCAGCCTTAATTTTATGGGTGTGTTCAAGCGCAAAACGTTGCCAGGGCATTAAATCAATCGAAAGATCAGCTGCTAAATCAATCAATTCAAACCCGCGTGAGGGTAGATCGTTCAGCGGTGTGTGGATTCTAGGCGTAGAAATGCCCATTAAAACAGGCGTGTCACCAGCCGAAAGGCCAGCCGTTTCAAGGTCATTCAGTATCGTCTCAGTCATGTTCGTGGCTCACAGAGGCGTTTGGAGGCTTATTTGAGCCTTTCGAATCGGTTTGGGGGGAAACAAATCCC